ACCAGACCTGCGAATACATTCCCAAGCAAGCCAAAATATCGAAGTTTGAGAAGCATCTTCAATAAAGGATTTGTGGAATCCTTTTTTAGCCCAAATCTCAAATCCGTATTGCACCAATGGAGTAATTGGGTATTCGCCAACTATTCCATCTGCCCTTGTTACTTTTAACTTTGCCATTTTTGCCCCTTAGTTTGTTTTTAGAAAGTACCTGTTGTTGCAACTGCAACTGTTGAGTTACAGTTCCAAGTTACTGATTGTGAACCAATATCGCCAACTGCTCCGTTAATATCTTGTGTTCCGTTTACTAACACAGACATTGTGTATAGCGGGTTTGTTGCTGATACCGCTGAACCTTTATCTTGAAGTAGAACAACTGTAACAGTTGTTCCCCATGCAGCCTGCAATGTTGCAAGAACGTTTGCTGCCGCTGTGTCATTTAGAAAATCAATTGTTACTGAAGATGATTCCAAACCTTTTACGGCCTTTCTGGAACTATCTCCCATCGCTGTTACATCCAGTTCATCAAATTGACGATTGAGTGTAACGCTTGTTACGTGGTCAGAAAGGTCTACGGAGTTAACCTTAACGCCGACCTTGTTATTTAGAAATACAGCCATTTAGGTTATTCCTCATCTTTCTTTGTAGGTGCTTGCTTTGCTGCTGGTGTTACCTGCCCGATTTTCTTCAGGAAGGCCTCGTTCTCTTTTTCCCATTCGGACATATTAACTCCAGGTGGTTAGTACGGACAGTGACATCTCGCAAGTAAGCAATGAGCCAGAGTCCACGTTTAGAACGCTTGGCTGACTAATTGCTCCCACATTATACGTCAAGGATGACGCAGCGAGTTTATTGAACACGCCAACTAAGGCTGTTTCAATTCCATTGAGGTTGCCTTCGTTATCAAACAAAGGAACTGTGATTACCAGTTTGAAATTCGCTGTTGGTGCGATTGTATTGTGCTGGTTATTGTTAGGTGTTAGGTAAGGGTCATCTGGTGCAACGATAACGCTGTTCGCTAAAACGGTTGCAGGCGGAAGGGTCATCTGGTGCAACGATAACGCTGTTCGCTAAAACGGTTGCAGGCGGGAACGCAAAAACTTGCCATAAAGAGTTATCAACTAAAGCAGTGGCAATAGTTGTTCTTAGGGTTGTTAATGCTGTTGACATTATCCAACCATTGAACTTGGGCTAATCGCGTGGGCCAACAAACCTCTGACGCGTGCAAGTAAAGTATTTCCCATGCGGTAAGGCGATGGTGAAAAGTCTGGTGAAACTCCGCCTGAGTTAGAAACCTGACGTGCTTGCCAGATGTCTACTGAAATCATAAGTGCCGCTTCTTGTACGGCTGCATCTAGTGTGTAATCAACATAAGTATCTGCTGCAACCTGGCCTAGTGGCTCGACTGGATGATAGGGAGCAGGTGTGTTGTTGTTGCCTGTGATGTTGTAAGTAATGTTGTAATCGCCAACGCCTGTGATTGTCTTAGAGCCGTTGTGCTTTGAACCGTTGCCTGATATAACAACTGTCTGACCTACATAAAAGACTTTTTCAACTAGAGTGTCAAAGTAAAGTGTTCCTGTTGTTGCTGTGTTGCTATGCCCTGCGTTAAATGTGTAGTTATTCCATAACATAGGAAGGATTACAACGTCAGCAGCGTCACACACGGATTGAAGGCTAGCGTCTGTATATAACGTGCCTACTCCAAGTGCTGAACGAAGTTCCGCAACTGTGCAAAGTGACATTCTTAATCCTTTCTAAAGACTGGGAGTGAGGCAAGGGCTGCGCCCCACTCCCAGCGACTTAGTAACCTATTAAGTTAGGTTGAACTTACGAACACCCTTACCTGACTTAGCAACATAAATTGCTAAATAACCGTAGAGATTAATTTCCACCTCACCTGATTGCAATACATTCAGACGAAGTTGTGTCGTTGGGGATTCCCAAACGTACACTGATGAAGGTGCAATAAGGAAAGCAGAGTTGTCAACAACACCTGATGCTGCAATGTTGTGGTCAACAATTAAATCAGTGCCTAGGATATTTCCACGTACTGATGATGCAACTGCTGTACCTGATGCGTTGTATGTTGCACCCTGTGCTGAGTACAATGCGCGTCCAGTGGTATCCGCGTATCCAGTAATTGCCGCCCATTGGTCTGTATTTACAACCAACTTGTTAGCGAAATCGCCACCTGTTCCCTTGTACGCTGCTGCGCCTTCAGTTGAGATGAATGATTGCAATCCTGCTGCTGTTGCTGCTGTTGTTGCTGCTGCTGTACCAGATGAAATGAGTTCTGTTAGAACTGCTGTATCTGTTGCCTTTTCGTACGCTTTACGAAGTTCACCCATCAAAAGTTCCATAAATGCAGGAGAACTTCTGTCGATGAGTTCAAAACTCACTCGGTTGAGTCCACTCATTTTGGAAATACTTACTGTGTCATAACTGGAAGTCATCCCAGTTTCAGATGGTGCTGCTGCTTCTGCTGTTGTTGCAACTGTTGGTGCAACGTTTGGTGTTCCCGCATTTGTGTAAAGACGTGGAACTGTAAATGACATTCCTGTTTCAGTTAATGCCGAACGAGTAACTGCATCAAAAACTGGACGGCCAGAGAATGTATCTGTAATGAAAGTATTTAGATGTGTTGGAAGTGTCAAACCAGTGTTGGTTGAAGTCGAATCATCTGCTGCGCGAACTACGCGGCGTGCTTCGTCATCACCAAGTGCTGCTTTGATGTTTGCTTCTAGGTATTGTGCTGATGTAATTGGTGCAACACGTTCGCGTACATTTGTAACGCTAACTGTTGGACGTGAGGCCTCTACCGCAGGGGTTTCGACCTCAGGAGTTGTTGCCTCTGCTGGAGTATTCTCCACGACGGCCTCACTTTCTGTTGTGCATAATGCCATCACGTGAAGGCTTTGAAGATTTAACTTCCACTCCCACACTAAGTCCTGTAACTAAACCTTCTTGAGCCATAAGCAAATAGTCTGTTGCTTTGCTGCTACGGCTTAAAGAAAAAACGGCATAAACACCATCTGCACGTGTTTCAAAAGATTGAGCGCGACCCAGAGGTTGTTTAATGTCATGTTGCGCCAAAAGGCGGATGGACTTAGGTTCTGGTATCTCTATTGAATCGCGTTCAAAAATAACTGCGCCTGCTGAAGTATTTCCTACTTCATTTGTTCCCATTGGAACAATCTTGCCGCTAATTGTTCTTTCCTCAACTGAAGCAGTAAGTTCTGCTGCTTCTAGGGTAAATGTCATCATTTCTGACATTACATACCGCCGTTTCCATTAGATGTTTGGTCTGTCATTTCCATCGCCTGTTCTAAAGTAATAAGGCCTAAGGAAAGTAGTTTTTCAATTACCAAAAGTTCTTGCATTGGGTCTTGACGTAGGAATTGCTTGTCTAGGTCAAAACGAACTTCGTTTCCATGCGCTGTTATATCGTCCATTGATAAACGGTCCTCAATTGCAGATACATAAGGCTGCAAAGAATACGCAAGAAAATCTTTGCGTGAATCAAGGACATTGGTATATGTATAACTTGAGTTCATATCTGCTGAAACGTAAATGGCAGGAACATTCATCATTCTTGCAACTTCTGTACTAAGGAATTGTTTTGATTCGTCGTACATCATGTCTTTAGGTGAGAAAGATGTTGCTTGGTATTCTAAAGTAGAAGTGAGATAAGCAGTTGAACGATTATTTCTAGCATTGCGCCAAGCGGCAAGTAATCCCTGAACTTCTTTAGGGTCTAGGTCAGCACCGTTATTTTTTAGCACTCCAGATGGCATAGGTGTCGATGCTGCAATAGATGCTGCTTTGTTTAAGTCAACACATGCTTTAATAAGTTCTTTGCCGCGGGATAAAACACCTTCATCAAATGCTTGGAATGTAATTAAACTTCCAATACCTTCCATCGGTACTGCATAACCATCAACATAATACTGAGTTACAAATTCATTTTCTAAATCTAAATTAAATGTAACGCGAGTATTTGCAACCCATTCGAACCTCGCAGGACGTCCATCATCCGCGTACAATTCTTTGACGCGCCAATAAGCAACGCCATAAAATAATAATGAATCAACGGTCCAAGCAATAGTTACTGAACGTGGTTGCGATTTAGAAGGTTGTTCTAACCAAACAGGTGAACCTAGTTCTTCTCCAGTTGATTTACGGTATAACTCTAAAGGAATTGAAGCAATAGTGCCTGCAATTAGATTGCGGCAACGTGCCACGGATGCAACAGACATTGCTTCTTCGCGACGAATACCAAGAACACCATAATTGTAAAGATTAAAATTTTCTGACATTAATTGCGGCGCATATTGCGCGAGAATAGAAGATTCTTGCTTTTGTGGTGCTTGCGTATTAAAACGCGAAAAGATACCCATTTAGACAGTGTATCACACTTTGTCTAATATTTGACAATTTCGTGTCGTTGTGTCTAGGCAACAATTTGAGGACGTGAAACTGGCATAGATAGTTTATGAACAACCATCGCAGTTGCAATTGCTCCAGAAACATCTCCAGCACTCTTACGTCTTACGATTCTCCAGGCAGTGTCGTTTGTTTTGGCTGCACAGTTATTAAACATGCCCACCAATTCCTGTTGGCCTTGATGCTCAACCCTAGAGTTCACGAATCCATCTAAAAGTTCCCCACACGCCTGATAAAAGCGTTGACCAGAGCAATCTTCAACCATAACGCCTGCATTTGATAGGCGGTCTGCAATTGACTGCGTGGTGTATTTGTCGTACATGACTGCACGCGGTTTCCATTGGTCGCAGAGTGCTTTTATGTCTGCCGCTATCTTCAAATCATCTACTGCAACAGAGTTTTCCCATGTCTGCATTAATCCAAAGCCTATTTTGCCATCTGGAAGAATCTGGCCACCAATAATGCTTGCATTGCGTCTTGATGGGCTTACGTCAAAGGCAAATATGGTAATTGGTCCAGGTGACATAACTAAATCGCTATTTGAGGTTGCTTCAATAACGCCAAGCGGCCAAGGTGATTGCAATGAGTCAACCCATTGGCAAAGAGTTTCCGTCCTGGTTGTTTCAATGCTAGATGTTGCAATAGATTCCTCAATTGCCTCTTCTGACACTGTATATCCTAATGCAGGGTTTGCCATTGCCCATGCTTCGCGGTCATCTATCTTGCAATACTGAGGTGCGCTGTATTCGTAATAGCCTAAAGACTTAGGCGGATAAGAACGCGCTCTTTCGATGATGGAATTAAGCACTGTGCTAAACGCATCACCTGCGTTGGTTGTATAAAGCGCTTGCGCATTAGCGCGTGCGCGTGTCACAGGCGTTGCAGCCTGAAAAGCCTCTTCTGAGATTTCGCGTAACTCATCAATCCATAAATAGTCGGCTGTTCGACCACGCGAACCATCTCTTGTTGCTGCAACAACATCTAAACGCGTGCCATCTAGTAATTCAATGGACTCTGTTCCATTTGCATACCTAATCTGTTTAACCATTGCCTTCATAGTCGGATTGCCTTCGATGATATAAGCAATCTCTCGAAATGAGGTCAATGCCATGCTTCTATTAGAGGACATAATAAGGATGTTCTTAGAAGGCCATTTAAACAAGTGTGCCAAACAGAGCATACGCGCAAAATGACTTTTTCCAGATTGGCGTGCGATTAATAGCAGGTTTGACTTGCGAATAAAATTACCTTTGCTATCAATAGCCAACATATCTTTTGCGATGAACTTCTGCCAAGGCAAAAGCGGTTGGCCAAGCATGTTGGCAATATCTTCTACATCTTTTACCAGGGATTTACCTTTGAGGTATGGACTATGAAGCCTTGGTTCAGTTGCCCCTCGTAAGACTTTTTTCTTTTTGGTTTGTTCTG